GGATACAAAGGCATGGTGGTATAAAGGGTGGGGCGGGAGAAGCGCAACCGCCTGCTGGCACTGCTGGTGATAAACCGCCTGCTGGCACTGGTACTCCGGCGGCTCAGCCGTCTAATGAAGATATTGCGGTAAAGTGGAAGGAGTTGTTGCCGCAAGATATAAAAGATACTGATTTTATTAAAAATACGAAATCGTTTACTGAGCTTGCAGTGCAGGCAGTAAACGCTCAGAAGTTGATAGGGGGACGTATTCCCGTTCCTAAAGACGATGCTGATGAGAAGGCGTGGGGTGAGGTATATTCTAAGCTTGGAAGGCCTGAAAAGGTTGATGGATACAAGATTGACCGCCCTGCTAATGCTGCCGAGATAGGGTATAGCGAAGGTCTTGAGAAGTCATTTTTGGAAGTAGGGCATAAGTTGGGGTTGAATAACAAGCAGGCGAATGCGCTTATTAAGTGGCAAACTGATGCCGCTGCTGCCAATGTGGCTGAAAGTGTAAAGGTTATGACTGAGGGTATGGCTCAGCTTAAAAAGGATTGGGGAACTAACTTTGACACACGGGTTGCTCAGGTTAAACGTGTGGTTGATGAATACGAAGCAAGCTACCCTGGGTTAGTGCAGACGCTTGAAAAGAACAACTTGGGAAGTAATCCCGCATTTATTAAATTTTTCTTTGATATGACAGAGGGACTCATGGAAGACAACGAGGGCGGGAAGGGAACTGGCGAAGGCGGTGGGATAGCAACTGCGGCGCAAGCTCAGGCCGAAATAAACAAATTGATGGCTGATAAGGCTTTCAGTGCTGCATATCACAACCAAAGAAATCCTGGACACAATGCAGCGGTGGATAGGATATTAGAGCTAAGGCAGATGATGGTAGAAGAGGGAGCATAGTGTGGCTATAACGGAACAAGAGAGGAAAAAACGGAACATTGAAAGGGAAAGGGCGTGGCGGGCAGCAAATCCTGAAAAATATAACGCCAGACAGCGTGCGTATTATGCAGCAAATCGTGATAAAAATAAAGCTCAAAAGCGAAAGCGTTATACAGTAAATCGTGAGAAAATTAACGCTCGAAAAAAGAAATCACGCTTTATTAAAAACTATGGCATTACTATTGAGCGTTACGAAGAAATGTATAGCGAGCAATGGGGAATGTGTCCGATTTGTGGAAGCTTAAAAGATTCAAGCTTTACGCCTAGAAAGAAAACCTCCGAAGTCTTGTGTGTAGACCATTGCCATAATTCAGGAAAAGTAAGAGGCTTGTTGTGTAGTAAATGCAATACGGTGCTGGGGTTAATGAACGATAATCCCAACTTTCTAAGAAACGCTGCTGATTATCTTGATTATTGCAAAGAATTACATAGTCTATCCCTAAGTCTAAAGGGGGTAGTAGACTAAGTGGTCGAGAGACCTTAAATCAGGAATGGTCTGCGAAGGCAGGTAGCCATACCGATTGTGTGGATTAAAATAAACATTTAAGGGGGATTTATATCATGGCTGATAATACAGTCGAACAATCATTTGTACAGCAGTACAGGGCAAATGTAATACATTTAGCCCAACAGAAGCGGTCTAGGCTGTGGCAGTATGTCCAGCTGAAAGACAATGTAAAGGGGAAATCTGAGTTCTTCGATAGAATTGGAACGTCCAGGATGCAGAAAATTACCACGAGGCATGACGACACGCCTATTATGAATACCCCGCATTCAAGGCGCATGGTTACTATGCAGCCAAGGAATTGGGGTGACATGATAGACAAGAACGATGAGTTGCGGATGCTGATTGACCCGACATCGGCTTACTCACAGAGTGCGGCAAGTGCTGTCGGTCGTGAGAAGGACGGCATTATTATTGATGCTGCAATCGGTACGTCTTACGGCGGTGAAAAGGGTGATACTCCGATAGTGCTTCCTGCGGTTCAGAAAATTGCTGCAAGCGGGCAGGGATTGACGTTCCAGAAGCTCTTGGATACCAAAGAGCTTTTCGACAGCAACGAGGTTGGCGGTGATGGCGGCGAAGCGGATGCAGAGGGGGGCGGTGGAAATAGGCGTGTGTTTATTTTCAGCGCAAGGCAGCTTGCTGAATTGCTTACAGATACAAAGCTTACGTCCTCTGATTACAACACATTGCAAGCATTGCAGCGTGGGATAATCAACGAGTTCCTGGGCTTTACGTTTGTTCGCATAGAGCCTAGAAAGGCTGCCCCGACAGCAGGTACGGCGGCTGGCGACAATTATCACGGGCTGCCATACAATCAGTCAACCGATGTTACGACTTGCATAGCGTTCTATGGGCCGTCTATCGGGTTGGCTATCGGGCTTATGGATAAGTTCGAGCTTGCCGTTCGTCCTGATAAGAATTTCAACAAGCAGTTGTATGTTGAAATGGATATGGACGGGACAAGGGTTGAGGAAGTGGGGGTCGTTACCGTTGATTGCGATAACAGTCCTGCGCCTTAATGAGTAGGATTTAATGTGGGATGGGTAATGTATGGTTGCATATTCGGTGAGGCTACCCGAAAAGACAGTTCGATTCTGTAACTATCTCACTCAAATTTTAATAAAAATTTTAAATGGAGGTAATTCAGAATGACTACGACTTACAAGAGTGACCAATTGACCAACGTGGATGCCGTTCCAATGGTCAAGAGACAGGCGAACGAGAAAGGCAAGCTCCACGCCGTATTTTTCTCGTTTACGACTCACGCAACGCTGGGATTGGCGATTGGCGAAACGGTAGAGATAGCAAGGCTTCCCGTAGACGCCAGGCCAGTATTTGCAAATATTGGCGGTGAGGCAATGAGTACGGCTGGCGGTACGGCTGGTATTGTTATTGGTGACGGTACGACAGAGGACGCATACCTTGAAGAAGCTTCCTGCGATGCGGCGTGGAATACGGCGTTTTTTAATAGACCAAGCAGGGCTGGCGGTGTTGCGTTAGCGGGAGATAGGAGTATTGTCGTTACTGCAAAAACTGAGGCGTGGGCTGCTGACAAGAAGGTTGTAGGCAGTATCCACTATATCAAAGAATAATTCGGGACAAGGTTTCGCTACCTGACCGCTCTTCGCCGTATCCGTCCGGTGAAGAGCGGTGTCCTTAACTTAAAAAACAGGAGACAATAAAATGAAAAGATTTTTAATAGGCATCGTAAGCTTAATGCTGCTTTTCGGTGTTGTAGAGAAAGCATTCGCCCATAGTGAGATATACGAAACCGTATCGGTAACAGGAACAAGTACGACTGTGCAGGGTTTTTCCGGTACACTTACAACTGACACATCGTGGAGTAAATATACCTATGTTGAAAGTATTATCGTTGCGGAAGGCACGTCCGGTTTCAGGTTTATTGTTAACGGTACGCCCACTGCAACACTTGGCACGTTGCTCCCTGATGGCGGGGTTTTGAAATTACATACTTTGTATGACATGCAAAACGTCAGATTTGAGAGTGGCAGTTCTACTGCAAATGGGACGCTGACAGTACACCACAGCAGGTCGCAGTCCGAACCAAAAGGTATACAGATTACAAAATAGCATGGAAAATAAATTTGCACAATTGATAAGCAAGAAGGTCTTTATTATCGGGTATGCGATAACAGGCATATTGCTAATATGCCTGGTCGCATTTCTCGATAAAAATACAGACCGAAGCATTTATATGGCCGCAATAGGTGCTATCAGTGGTATTGCCGGAGTACATAATTTCGTTCAGGGCAAGGTAGATGAAAAGAAAGAAGGGATGAAAGATGCCATTAACAAGTAAGGGCAAGACAATACTAACCTCGATGATGAAGGAGTATGGCGGGAAGAAAGGCAAGGGAGTGTTTTATGCAAGTGAACGAAAAGGCACTATCAAGGGCGTGGCAAGGAAAAAGAAAGGCAAGCATAAATAATGAATCTCGTTGAAATAGTCAATGGCAGCCTGCTTCTCATTGGAGCAAATCTTATTATTAATATCGAGGAACGTAATGGTAGGATAATGAACGCCTTCTATCCTTCAACCAGAGACGAGGTCATTGCTTCTGCCGAATGGAATTTCGCAAAAGGAAGAGCCACTCTTGCAAGGTTGGCAACCGCTCCGGCGTTTGAATTTGATTATCAGTACGCATTGCCTTCCGACCCCTATTGTCTGCGTGTTATAGAATTATATGATTCTGATTCGGAATGGAAGGTAGAGGATAGGCAATTATTGACTAATGACGATACGGCAAAAATAAAATATATGAAAAGGGTGATAGATACGGCTTTGTTTAGTCCTATATTTGTGAAGGCGTTACAGTTTTATTTGGCATCGTTGGGAGCGTTCCCTGTAATGCGTGACGGGGCACTTGCCACAAAATATTACCAGATGTATCTGAACACAATATCGGAAGCCAAGACAATGAATAGCATGGAAGGTACTACGGATGAAATAGAGAACAACGACTTGATTGACGTGAGAATATAAAACATGCAAAAAACCCAGCGCATTTTTTCCTCGTTTACGAATGGTGAAATCTCTCCCCGTCTTTCATCCCGTGTTGATTATGACAAATATTTTAATTCATGCGAAAAGCTTGAGAACTTTAATATTTTTCCACATGGCGGGGTAACACGCCGCCCAGGTTCGGTGTTTGTTAGTGAAGTAAAAGACAGCACCAAAAAAACACGTGTAATACCGTTCAAGTTCAATGTGTCCGAAGCGTATATTATTGAAGCTGGTGAATACTATTTCAGATTTTACAAAAGTCACGCTCAGTTATTGTCGGGTGGCGTGGCATACGAGATAAGCACTCCGTATAAAGAAGAACATCTTTTTGAACTGCAATTTGCTCCGTCTGCTGACGTAGTGTATATCACACATTCCAGTTATCCGACACGAAAACTTAGTAGAACTGGCGACACATCATGGACATTATCCATTGTCAAATTTGACCCGGCCCCATCTTTTATTGCAGACACAGACCTTAATGAAACATTAACTCCCTCTGCAATCACAGGGGAAGATGTAACATTTACTGCCGGTTCGGGAGTGTTCCTGCCTGCGGACGTGGACAGGTTGATAATTTTTGGAGCTTCAAGGGCCGTAATCACATCGTGGACTGATGCGACTGCCGTTGTTGCCGACATAATAGACGACTGGCCGGACACCAGCGCAATGGCTGCTGGTTCGTGGAAGCTTGGCGGTTCTCCTTCCTGCGGGTTGACTCCAAGTGCAAAGAGTCCGGTAAGGAAAAGAATTAAACTTACAGTTGAACTGGAAGCCACAAAAAGCGTTTCGTCAATGACGAGAAGCGGAAGTACGGTAACGGTGGTTACGTCCGCATCTCACGGATATGTTACAGGTGAGTATGTTCTTATTGCTGGGGCATCTCCTACCGCATATAATGGTGGCTGGAAAATTACAGTAACAAACGCAACAACATTTACGTTTGATATAGGGACTGCAACCCCATCCTCGCCTGCGACCGGAACAATAACATCTGCAAGGGCTAAAGCCGCTTTTCGTGCTGCCGATGTAAATAAATATATAAAAATTAACAATGGGCTTTGTAAGATAAAAGTTGTAACGTCCGCCGTGGAAATCAAGGCCGACATACTTAGCGTGCTATCATCTAAGACTGAATCTGAGGCTGGATTGTGGTCGCTGGAAGTGGAATCATGGAGCGATACTTATGGCTATCCTGCCGCATGTGCCTTTTTCCAACAGCGATTATATTTGGGTGGTTCTAACCAACAGCCTATAACGGTATGGGGTTCTATGGTTGATTCATTTGAAAATTTCGCCGTTGGCACATCTGATGATAATTCTTTGGAATATACATTGACAGCACAAAACAAAATCAGATGGTTGACAGAAGCGAAAAACTTGGCGGTTGGTACTAAGGGGGATGAGAGGATTTTAGGTACTGGCGATGATACGGCGCTCACTCCTACTAATGTCAAGGCAGCCAAAGACACAACGTATGGTTGCGCTCTAATTGCTCCGATTGTCGTGGGCAACACAACACTATTTGTTCAAAGGGCCGGACGCAAGCTCAGGGAGTTGGCATTTGTTTTCGAGAATGATTCATATAAAGCTCCCGACCTAACTATACTTGCCGAACATATAACGGAAGGTGGCATTACAGAAATTGCTTACCAACAGGAGCCG